GTCGGGATCGGCTTCGTCTGAATTCACCCAGTGGTTATAAGACCACCACACTTCATGTTCAACCGGGAACGCAAGATCTGACGGATCTCACTGACGGCGTAGCGCGCATCCGGCCAGAGGCCATAGCGCGTACGTCGCCTCCCGGCGGTAGTTCCATCTCTCCAGGAGAGATGAAGCCTTGCTGGTAATCTAACTCATCGTAATCCTCAAGCCCGTCAACCTTCTCCTCAGGGATGGTGACTTTTGGGACTCGAGGTTTAGCAAGCAAGATATCGTAGGTGATCCATAATTCACCCGCCGTATATCCCGATTGCGATCCAACGGTCAGGATCGTTGTCCTGCCCATTTGTGTGATTCGAAGGTCTCCAGGTGGGATCGGCCCAGCCTCAAGAGCTACCGTGTACCATGCAAATTGCTTTTCTGTCGGTGCACACTCAATGGGGTGCAAGATGTCGTCGGATGGTTTTCCGGACGAAGCAAAGTAATGGTTTAGCGCCTCGGTCTTCGTGATAAAGGATGGCTCAAGTACATTGTATTGAGTTGCCATGACCACGGTTCCCAGAGACGCGTTGGTAGATGAGAGGGCAAATCCACTAGTGGATTTGAACTCAAAGACACATCCAAGCATGGACCACTGTTCGAAATGGTTTGCTATGGATGCCAGCCACGGGAATGTCTTTGGCGCGGCTGGATTGAGATTGAATTCTGTGATAACAGGAACGCCAGTGCCGGTTTTGATGTCCCCGAGGTATTCGCGCTTTTGAATTCGCACGATGCCATCGGGTATCTCACCGGCGCCAAACCTCGGGACGGATGCCTGACGAGGTTCAATGACGCTGTTAGCCTGAGTTTCATACTCAATGCCTTGTTGTTCGACCTTGTAATCACCGGATCCGGTGATAGATCTCCAAGCCTTGGTAGCCATGGTCTGCGCTAGACCACCAAGGTTGGCTCCTAATTGGCGGCCCAGGCCGCCGGAACTAGTTTTACATTTAGCTGACTTCTTAGGGGCAGGTTGTCGTCTCCGCTTAACCTTACCCTTACGCTTCGGTTGCTTTTTCCTAGGCATGTCTACTATTTGTTTTGGACAGTTAGTATTCTGTCCGGCGACTGGGGGGGGGCGTTTGTCACACGTCCTAGGTGGAACATGATCCACCTAGCCTTACCCTTGATCCCGACTTATTTACGGTAAGCCGGAAACGCATTTCCCGCACGCGCACGCGTCACCTTCACACACAGGATCCAGTTGACACGGCACAAAGTGGAGATAGGCCATGCCTTCATCCTCGAGAACTACGTGCTTCTTCGGCATGAAATCTGCCGAGGTGCGAATGCGCCTGATCAACATCTCTGTGACCGCGCTGTCGGCCCAAAAGGAGGGCCCTCCACGGGTTTCCTCCAGATGAGTCATAAGACGCTGCTCTACGTCTTGTATTTCGCTAGCCCCCCCATAGGTTTCTTCCCACCAGTCCAGCGTCTTATCATAAGCACGCAAGCCGGTATTGGTCAGTCTGGCCTTCAGGCCCAGGGAGAGCTTTTTCCTAACTAGCCCGTCATGGGCTGTGACATCGAGGTCTCCATAGTAGTAGAAGAACACCCTCAATATCGGCACAAGAGACCAGGCGTGCGTTGACAGGGCGAGTCCCTTCAGCCGTTGAAGGATTCCCGTGTCGTCACCGCGCTTGACCCCTTGCACTTGTTTGGCCGTAAAAAACGATTTGCACAATACCCTTGATACCGTCGGCACGAGCAGGTGAGTTGGCCGCCCTCGTGACAGGACAGGCAAAAACTCCCCGCTGCAGTAGTCGGCAGCAGTGGGCGGAACAGCTTTCATTTTACAGACAAAACCAAGTTCTGATTCTATCCATCTTGCCATCCATGGCGCCGCATGTGCAGACAATCCATGAACCCGAAAACCATTGCGAAACCATTTTATGGCCAATAATCCATCATCGCCAAGCCCTAGCATGTGGAACGTACAAGTCACCCCGAACTCTTCACAGAATGCAGCAATTGCGCCGCCAATCCCTGTGAAGTTGAGCACTGAGTTTCCCGTACTTGTGTTTTGGTCACCACTTTTGCGAGTAAAGGGACATCGATAGGCGTGGTAGCGTCCATAGCCTTTGGTAAAACCTTGAGCTTCCAGAGCCTCCGCGGATGCGGCGGTCATTGGGAAGTGGTTATAGAAAGCTATTTCGCACCGGTGAGCGCCTTCGCCCTGAGTAGAATCATACTGCGAGTAGTCGTTTTTCACACACTCGTAATCATCTCTCGCAAAGTGGTCGTCGAACCACTGACCCGCCCGGTCAGCGGTTCCCCCGCTTGTGTAGGAATAGCGGGGCCAATCACTGGATGTACACTTTTCAAGGTCGACATCATTGTAGGCATGCGAGAGTGCTTTGCTGATCCCATACATAAATGGACCAAGAATCTCACGCCCTGTCAAATTTGCCAAACCTTGAATACCTCTTGGGGCTTTCACACGCGCATCGTAACCAGGTTCCGCCTTTGGAACAACGAGCTCCTTCTTGACAAAGAAAGCTCGGTCATCCGATCTGGATGCGTCAGCGATGTCGTATGGCACCGCCGCGCGCGCTTTTGCCTGCGCTGCCCGTATTGTTGGCTCAAGTCGAGCCTCCCACTCAAGAAAACCCCTCGGCCGGTAAAACGGCATGGTTTGCTTGAGGAGAGTGGGGTGGACGGCTTCAGACGCACGTTTCCACGCCGCAACATTAGCGGGCCCGCTTGGAGCCTTTTTGAGGTGCCGCACTGTCAACGCAACTGCTTCGTTGTGGACCGTGTCGGCGTGTACCAGTGGGAGGAGGGGTAGGTAGGCTGGACCAAGAAGATGAAATTTCTTCCTGACGTAGACTTCATCCGCTGTTCGAACAGGGGCACTCGAGTTCCGAACGCAATACAGTGGAGTTTTGAGATTGATGGGAGTGAGAGAGGTTTCCACCGCTTGAACGGCCCATGCTTGGGGGCCACTCGCGGCGGTGAAAACATTCACATCGCGCATCTTTTCCAAATTGTTCACACCATAGGCGTCGATCTGCTCGGCATAATATGCCACACCTGCGAAAGGTATTTGCGGGATCTTCGTACGTCCCCACTTGGGCCTCTCCACTGACTGTTCATCAATGCGAGAGCTCACTGGGGGTTCCAACTTTCCTTCCTCCTCGGGTAGGAATTCCTCCGAGAATCCTTCCCTTGGAACGGCCACACCCCATTTCCCGTTAGGGTCCTGAGGTGGGTGATGGAGTCGGTCAAATTTGAGTGACTTCTCCTTTTCCTTTTTCACCTCCTCGCTCTGGAATGGATCTTCCCAGTTCGAGTAGATGATGTATGCGCCATAGGCTAGCCCGCCTACGACAAGTGCACCGCCTAACACACATGCTAACGTCATACTCAGATGGCCGGTCCACTTGGCGATAGTGAGACCGGATGGAACCCATAAGAGTGCTGACAGCAAGGCCTTTGCTCTGGTAGACCATACCTGTGGCTCAAACATTTTAGCACGGTTTGCCGCTTCATAAACGTGTCGGTGGGTAGCTAATCCGGAATTGACTCGGATTGAAGCTTCGATGCCCGACGCGAACGCTATGACGGCTGCTGTGCGAATAATGTCTGAGTTGGTTTCAGATATTTCCTTCTTCCTAAGCATGTCCTTCGATTGTCTGATAAGTACTCCTGTCAGTGACCGAAAGGACGAGGCTGTGTGATCGTGCTCAAGCATGTAGACCCTGCCGGCCTCCACGAGTATCTTGGGCACCTCGGTAGCATAGCCTTCCTCGCCAACGGAGTTGGAGTGGACGATGAAGTTATGCATGTTCTCAGAAACAGTACCGAGTGCAGTGGTGTGGCGTTGCAAAAAGGGATGCTTACCTGCTGCCACTTCGATTTGGCTCTCCACTTCACGGAAAGCCAGTTCTCGATGCGGCACAAGCTTGCGCCCGATTTGGTTGATCCTGAATTCATACAACCACGTGCTTCCTTCCTGGTGGACAGCCGACCAAACCATCTGACGGTTGTCACAGCTGATAAACTCGCCTGAGCTCATCCAGTCTAGTGCACTGTGAGATGGGTATGGTTGGTTTCCTCTTGCAGAAAAAATAACGTGGTCCAATTTTCCAGAATCACTCCTCACCCGCCGGTAAGAAGCTTCGTCATTGGGAAGGGTCGCTGCGACCTCCGGGAATTTGTGAATTATAGCAAAGCCCACTCCGAGGGTTGTTTGCTTGATGATGTTATACACGTCTTCGGGCTTGAAGTAGTACAGTGTATGTGAAAACGTGGCAATGTTGTTTCCGACGATGTGTTGGCACTCTTGGGCTAGGCAACGACAATCGACATCTTTTTCACTATTCCGCGAAAAGTCTGCGGGCGACACCAGAGGTGCCATGACGTGGGGGTGTAAGACGTCACCCCAATGCGTACGTGTCCACTGATGGCGTGCTCCACCAACGTCGCAAATACGTGCATTCCCTTTGAGTTTCTTGATTTTCTTACACATTAAGTGGAAAACCATAGATTTCTCGGCGTTGAGCAGGGGATGCTGACCTTCAACGGGCTTAGTACCATAAACGAGGCCTTGCTTCTGGTAATGTCCGGTTAGGTCGCACATAGCATGCTGAGTCTCCGGTCTCGGCTTGCTTGCCTTCGGTGCCTTCACGGGCAACGGTGGAATGTCAGAAACGCGGTTCCTAACACTCGTGAGCGCCATGGACTTGGTAGACGGTCGACCTGGCGGAGTTTTCCCTCCAACCAGACCTACGATCCAATCCCATGACACTGTGAAACCAACCCACGCGTCCGGTGAAACCGGTTTAGGTGGCGGGGTAGCAGCTGCTTTAGGGCTGGGTTTCGGTGGCGAGGCGGCCGTCGCTGACACACTCGGACCGGCAGGTCTCTGTGGGACTTTCGACCTCCTCTTTGCTTGCTGTTTCGCCTTTTGGCTAAGATTTTGCTTCTTCCACTGCGTCGCGGTGGCCTTTTTCAAGGGTTTTGCTGCTAGCAGAGGTCCCGAAGGGCCTTTCGCAGCCGGCAGTACGGCTGGAACACCAGGTTTAGGGCCTGGTGCCACTGAAGGTAAGGTGGCAGAACCACCTCCTCCCTTGTTCAAGGGGAGCCCCGGTAAT